TAAGATCTTTTTTTTATCCCAAAGAAAAAGTTGACAAAAACCGATAATAACGGTATATTTAAAGAAAGTTAGGAATAAGGAGTATTAGCGTTCTCCCCTAATTAAAAAAATAGAACCTGCTGAAAATTTACAAAATTCTCGGCTCTAGTAGTATTGTTTCTGTCTTAGGTGTTCCTTTCAGGTTCGCACCTAAGAACGCTAAAAACAGGAATATTCTACTGGAGCCTTTTTTTTGTGAAGGACTCTCCTCATAATGTCAGACAACAAAAAGTATTATTATTTAAAATTAAAAGAAAACTTCTTTGATAGAGAAGAGATTAAAGTTATAAAGGGTATGGATAAAGGTGATACTTATGTATGTATTATGCTTGAGTTATATCTTAGAAGCCTTAAACGTGACGGACTTCTTATGATGACCGATAGAATCCCATACAACCTTAAAACTCTCTCCTCTGTATTAGGAAGACCTCAAGATGAAATTAAGTTTGCTATAGACCTTTTTAATGAGTTTAAGCTTGTTGATACTCTCAATACTGGTGAAATGTATATGAGTGATATTCAAAACTTTATAGGTCAATCATCTAGTGAAGGTGATAGGAAAAGAGAGTACCGAAAGTCAATAGAACAAAAACGGTTAGGACATTTGTCCGACAATCGTCCACCAGAGTTAGAGCTAGAGCCAGAGTTAAAATTAGAGCCAGAGTTAGATACAGATACAGAAAAACCTTTAAGCACACCTATCCCTAAAAAAGTTGATGTCGATAAAACAGTTACTATCGAATCAAAAAAAACAGATACACCTATTGATGAAAAGAAACTCTTAGAAGATAACATCAACAAGATCTACAAAGCTTACCCTAAAAAAACAGCTAAACAGAAAGCTTTAGCTTCCATAAAAAAAGCTCTTAAAAAGATATCATTTGATAAGCTTCTACCAATAGTTGTTTTATATGCCAAATACAGAAAGAACGAAGATCCTCAATATACTCCATATCCTGCTACATGGTTTAATAATGATATGTGGAATGATATTGAGGACTTTAAACCAAGCAATAATTTCAAACAAAACGGTCAAACACCCAAACCCAACTCCCTATCCGATCCCTCACTAGAAGTAAACCAAGGAAGAGAATATAAGTTTTAGGGCGATTAACGGATTTTTAATAGAAAAGGAGAGAAGAATGGATACTAAATCACCTAAATCAATAGTGTTTGATAAGGATATGGATGTTGATTATTATAAGAAAGGAATCCCTATATGTTACCCAAAAAGTCAAATACAAAGATTATTTAACCCACCTAAACTCCCAACCTTAGAAGAAGTTGCAATTTCTGATATTAAAAAAGCTATTGTTGATTTGGTTTTTTTAAGAAGTGACTCTTACATAAATATGATATCAGATGCTTACATTAACTCTCTTGATGCATTTATTAAATCTAACCCTGAAGAAAATAGGACTATTAACATTATTAATAAAGGAAATGTAAAATTATGACTATTAAAACATTTTTAGTTTTGTTAGCGTGTGCTATAGCCCATGTTTTAGGGTTGATGTATCATTTCTTAAAATAACAAACCTTGACAATAGATTTAATAAAAAAATGAAGTTTTAATTTAATAAGGAGAAAGTATTATGGGATGTTTCAGTTTTATATGCAAAGAGTCAGGTAACCCAGTATTATCAACATCATTTTCAGGTGATGCTGTTCATTTGTTTCTTTTGAAAGGTGGTAAAGTATTAGAGCATATGTTTGGGAATTATGATAGTTATGGAAGAGTTTTTGATGGAGTAAAAATCCAAGAAAGTCCACATTGTGATAGTTTTAAATGGAATATGAAATGGAGTGATGTTTGCGAACTAATGTTTAATGATGAGAATGGAGATGGTATTGCGGCGATACTTGGACATGAATACGATGGTGAAGTACCTACAACTCAAAGTGAATCTGATCCTAATCAGGGATGGGGTGAGCATAATGAATTAATAGGAATAACAAGCGAAAATCTTTGCGAATGGGTTGATAAGCCTTTTCATAAGGTGTTGTAGGTAAGAAGAGAACAAGCGGGCAAGACCGATTAAACGGATTTTAATGAAAAGGAGAGAGTATGTTTGAAATTCTAACCTGTGTAGGAGTAGATAATATTCGCCATCACTACAAGCCAAACGAAAGTAAATGTTTGTGTGGCGAAAAGATAAAAAAAAGAATCAACAATCTTACTCCAAAAATAGCGGATAAATATCGTTTCTCGTGTGGTGTGTGTGACTACATGGTGGATGACATTGAAAGTAAACAAGCCGATTAAACGGATTTTAACAAAAAAGGAGAGAGAATGAAGGTTCTTAATTTATATGCTGGACTTGGTGGAAATCGTAAATATTGGAGTGATGAGCATGATATTACAGCAGTAGAAATGAACCCTAAGATTGCAAAAGTTTATAAAAACAATTTTCCTAATGATAATATGGTTGTTGGAGATGCCCACGAATATTTGATAAAAAATAGCGATGATTATGATTTTATCTGGGGTTCTCCACCTTGCCAATCTCACAGTAAAATGGTGAAGGCTACAAGACATAAAATTAAAAAATACCCTGATATGGGGCTTTATCAAGAAATCATATATTTGACCCATTTTTTTAAAGGGTTATGGATTATTGAAAATGTAAAACCATACTACAAACCTCTTATTGAGCCAACACTAGAACTTGGTAGACACTTAATATGGAGTAATTTTAATATCAGTAAAATTAATATACCATCTTTTAAAAACTTTATAACAAGCGGTAGCTCTAAAGACGTTTCTGAATTAAAAAAATGGTTAGGTATCGATTATGATGGGAATTTGTACTATGATGGGAATCACTGTCCTGGTCAAGTTCTAAGGAATTGTGTACATCCTGATGTTGGTTTGCATATTATGAATTGTGCATTAAATATAAAACCTAAAGAGAGTACGTTACAATACAACTTATTTACATAAAATTGTTAAAAAAAGGAGCGAACGGTGAATCAAATCAAAACCCTAGAAAAGCTTAAGGGTAAAATTATTGAGAGAGTGGCGGATGATGAGGGTGGGTGTTTAGTTACATTTTACACAGATAAGACATATTCAGTGTTTTACTCAAAGAGAGGCTATGAGTGTGATTACGGTATCATGGAAGAGGATTACTCTTTAGCTCCTAATATTGAGAACTGTGTGGATTTATTTAAAATTGGAGTAATAAGCGAAGTTCAATGTGACCAAGTTGTTTTGAATAATGAACTTGAGAAAATAGCAAAAAAAGAAAACAATGAACGCCAACAATACGAACAATTGAAACTTAAGTTTGATAAGGAGTGAAGGGAGTGCTAAAAACCAGACCAAACAGAACGAGAATCACAAGGAGAGGATATGAGTTTATGGGAACAATAGTGGAATTAGAATGCCCATGGTGTAAGCGAAAGAGAAAAGAGACAGAGCATTTAGGGTTAGAGTCATTGTCACTATCAAGACTTTGCTTTGAAAGAGGGAAGAACGGGGATAATGTGTCCGACTGTGCCATTTTGCACGAAAGACACGAGAACGAGGAGTTAATGTTCAAAAAACTCTGCATCCCTAGTGAAATGTGGAGTTACAAGTTAAACTTCCATCGAGCAGATATTCATGATTATGCTTTGGAGCTGATTAATTCAAGCCCAAAAATGGTGTTAATAACCGGTGCAACTCCTGGAACTGGTAAAACTGGGTTAGCTGTATCAATGCTTATGGGTTTTGCCCGTAGAATCCCACAATCGACAAAATTCAAACCTTTCTATCTAATCATGAGTGAGATAAAACGAGCTATAGAGAGGGATACGGACAGCACTGTTGAAGAAACCATCAAGAAATACTCTGATATCGGTATGCTTTGTATTGATGATATTGGGGCTGAACAGACTACTGAGTATCAAATTGGGATTCTCTATCAAATTCTTAATAATCGGATTGAGAACGGCAAGATAACAATCGTAACCACTAATCTCTCAGGAGAGGAGCTAGCAAGGCGATTTGGGGCAAGAATTCAGGATAGGCTAGGTTCGGATAAGGTAATAAGAATAACGTCTAAAAAGAGCCACAGAGCGGACAAGGCTGTGGTGAGGAGTTTTGATGTATGAGTAAAAAATTTATGCTATTCTCAGGTTACCATTACTACCCTTGTGGAGGGTTTGAAGATTACAAAGGAAGTTTTGAGACAATTCTTCAAGCTATGGAGAATGTCCCTGATGAAGATGGTTGGTGTCAAATAGTAAGACATGAAGATTTTAAAATTGTTGCGACAGGAGAAAGAGAGCAATATTTAAAACCAGTGGGCAATATTGGATGGGAATTTGATGAATCTGTGGCAGATTTAGGAGGATTGTTATGACGCAACTTAAAATAGAACCTCCTCTCTGCACAAACAAACTCCTAAATGCAAGTGAATCACTAGCCGTAGCAACCTCCCTCCTCCTCTTTAGACTTGATATAGCAAATAAGAATGGTGATTATGGGAAGATTCCTGAGACAATGAAAATTGCAGAAAAGGCGATTGAACGGTATTACGATATTTTTAAGGAGGAAGAGTGAACCAAATAGTCCCACCAAATAGCATAGATGTCGAAAAAGTAGTCCTAGCTTCCATGATGCAGGGGGACGAAGAGATTACAGAGTATGGATGTGACCAACTGACCGTTGCCGAGTTTTACAACTCAAATAATCAAATAGTATTCAAGTGCATTCAGGATATGGTTAAGTCCTCTGTTGGGGCTATGGATTCAGTTTTGGTGCAAGATGCTATAAGTGGGTTAGACGGCATGGATGATACCAGTTCAGTGCTCGTAATAGCAGATCTTATAGGAGTGCAAACAACAAGTTCCATAGTAAAACATTGTGAAGTGTTAAGAGAAGATGCCGAAAGCCGCCATTTGTTGAATTTAAGTTATCAGATGCAGAATTCTATCATAAAAGGGGAGAAGTCGGCAGTTATTAAAGAAAGTGTTGATGTTGAACTTTTGAGCATGGAAGGGACAGAAACGGTCAAAACCATCCATATTAGTGAAGCTATTCCTGAGACCATGGATCAGATAGAAGGGAAGTCTGAAGAGTATAAGCCGATGTATTATGGGTACAAGGATCTTGATGATATTACTGGAGGGATTCTTCCAGGAGAGATTGTTGTTATTGGTGCAAGACCCGGTATGACAAAAACTGGATTCTCACTTGATGTAGTATTAAATAATGCCAGAGCTGACACTAGGACTTTGGTATTCTCCTTGGAAATGACCAATTCTCAATTAGTATCACGGTATATTACAAATATCGGTAGAGTTAGTAATACTAAAATCCGTCATCGGTCATTAACAAAAAATGATTATCCAAATATAGAGAAAGCTCTAACTGAGATATCAAATCTTCCAATCCATCTTAATGATAATGGACAATTAAATTCTAATCAAATTAGAGCCGAGGTAAGGCGTTTTAAGAGGAAAAATCCTGATCTTAAGTTAGTCATGATCGATTATCTACAATTGATGGAAGAAACTATTGGAGGGGATTCAGGAACAAGATTATCTATTAATCTGAATATGAAGATCCTACGATTACTAGCAAAGCAGGAGGGGATAGGTATAGTTATCCTCTCTCAATTGAACAGAAAGTGTGAAGAGCGTAAAAATCCTCACAAAAGACCGGTACTATCGGACTTAAAAGAATCAGGTAATATTGAACAAGATGCACATCAAATATTATTCCTCTATCGTGGGTACAAGTATGATGAGGTAATTGATGATGTGCCTGTTAGAGAAAATGAATTAGAAGTTATTGCCGCTAAAATCCGTGAAGGTAGCCCAGGAACTGCTAAGTTACTTTTTGAAGGTGAATATTCCTCGTTTAACGGAGTTGACGGCATTAGAGAAGAACCAGAAATGTTTGGAGGTAGTAATGACTATGAGAATGAATTTGTTAGAGGGATGTGAGATGATTAATAAAAAGGCATTGGTTGATCAAATTATTGAAAAGGCAGGGATAGAATATAAAACTCTGAATATGAAAAAGAATCCATACTCAGCACCTGAATTATTCTCAGATAAAATTATATCTAATCAGGTAAAAGCTATTGCAAAAGTGATAGTTGATGAGTTGGTCGATATTATTGAAAAGAAGGGGGAGCGGCAATGACTATGAGAATGAATTTGTTAGAGGGGTGTAAACGGCACAAGGGATACAAGGATGGTAATTTAGTCGAGTTATCAACAATTGTTGATGATGTGTTGAAAGTAGTTTTCAAGGAAAATGGTAGCGTCTCTCCTGAAGAGATCGAAAAGGATGCTATGGAGTATTACCATAAAAATATTAGCATTCCTGAGAAATTCAAGCCGTTTTTGGATGGTTTGGCTGATAAAATTTTGAAAGAGAAGGGGGAACGGCAATGAAAATAAGCGATGCTATTAAACAATTTCTTTATAACAAAGGTGATGTTAAAAAATCAGACATTGTTGATGAATTTGATAGCTGGTATTACAACGGAGCTTCTCATTACATTGGTGATACTTTAACTAGAATGGTTAAGTCTGGATGTGTTGAAAGAGTGAAAAGAGGAGTGTACAGGCTTAAAAGGATTAACACTATTTCTAAGGTTGATGGTGTTAATTATGATCAGTTAGACTTGTTTAAGGGGGTGTTGTGATAGAGTTTTTAGTGTGCTTCAAGCTAAGAAATTTTCATAGATACAGTATAGGGTATCTCATTGGTGGAACTTTCATGTATTCAGAGTTTAAGGGGTATTCTTTCTGGTTAATATTTTCTATTGTTGTCTTAGTTGCACTTTCGTTGATGGATGCAGCAAGCTTGATTTTATCAGAATTGGATATTGATGGCGAGCAACAACAAATTAAAAAAGAGAAAGCTGAACAGTATAGGAGAGAAAATGAACACTAGGGAAATTAAAATATCGGCTTCTAGCTGTAATAACTGCAAAATAGTTGTAGGAACAAACATGGGCGGTATCTGTGGTGCAACAGGTAAAAATGTCTCTAGTGATATTATAAAAAAACGGTTTAATGAAGAGTGTCCGATGAAGACAAAGGTGGCAGGAAGAGAATTGTTGAAAGATTTTATGTACTGGTATAGCGAAGAGGCACACCCTCATGATATTGATAGTATTATTAGCAAATACTTAAGTGAGAGAAAGGAGTCGGAAAATGAAAATTAATAAATCAGTTGACGCTACAAACGATTTAATTGAGCTGTTGTGTGAAGAGGAGATAAATAAAAAAGATAGTGACGTTGTTTATGTTATTGCCGTAACTGCCCTGCTTGGTATATCTGGCGTGGCGTTGTGGTTGGTTTGGGATTTGGTTTTATTGGTATTGGGGGAGTGATGAAATACGCATTAGTGCAATGGATAGAAGGCAATCCCATTTTAGATGGAATGTATGCATTTGATACGAAAGAGGAGTGTATTGAGTTGTACAATTTAATAAAAAAGGATATTCATGTTGTTAATAATTGTACAATAGCTCGTGTTGTTGATGGTAAGCCGTATTTAGATGAGTTGAAAAAGGAAGGGGAGTGATGTGAGTAAAAAAGATAAAATGTATTTATATCCAAAAATTATAAAGGATAAAGTGTCGCTTGGTGTAACTCGTGAAGAGTGGGATAGTTTACAAGAATCAAAACAGCGCTCATTGATTGAAAATGGGCTACTTGATACTATAAGTGTTTCAGTTGATAGTGAGAAATAGATTTTCTAGTTGACCGCAAAACGGACAGATGAAGCCGTTTAATTATACCCATTTGGGTACTTTGATAAATCCTACCGAAATTAGTTCGTACGTTGTAAAAATAAAATTGCACTTCAATTAAAAATGTATTATACTTAAAGTATGATGTGAATATCTCTGTTAAGTAAGGTGCAAAACAGGGTACACTAGAAATAAATTAGACTCTAAGTATAGAAAGGTATCAAATGAAAACAGTGCAAATTTTAGAGAGAACTTTTTTAGGAAAGCAGGTTAGGCAGAACCATAAAACTGATTTTTTCTGCATCAACGACATTACAAAAATAGGGAATGATTACAGAAAGAATTTAGGTTTACCAGAGGCAAAGTGGTCAAGGTATAAAGAGGCTAAAAAATCAAAGGAGTTTTTTGAAAGTCTTATGAAACAAGATAAGCTTGTGGAGATATTTAAAGTTGATAGGGGTAAGAATGCTAAAACTTGGGCACATCCTCTTGTGTTTTTTGATTATGCGACATGGTTAAACCCTGATTTTAAAGTGTGGACTTACAAGTGGCTTTATGATAGTTTGACCGTTTTTAGGGATAATTCAGGAGAATCTTATAAGAAAATGTGTGGTGTTCTTATTGATACTCAAGATTATACAATGTCTCACGGAGCTGTGATGATTCAGAAGTTAGCCAAAGCAATTAAGAGAGATGTTGGTGTTGATAGTTGGAATAAGGCTACACCTGAGCAATTAGAGGTAAGAGATAAGATTCATAATAATATGATATTCGCTTTAGAACTTGGAGTGTCTCCTGTTAAAGCTTATAAGACTGTTCAGAAAAAATATAAACTAAAATCCGAATAACGGCAAAAGAAGGAGTTGGTGTAATGGGTGTGGATTGGTTAACTTGTGGCATTTGCAGTGAAAATTTCCCTGATTGTGAGGAATATTATAATTGTGCAAAATGCGAAAATAAAGTGTGTAAAAATTGTTATGACGATCAATTAAGTACATATAGCAAGGTGGAGGAGGATTCTGATGGTGCCAATTATTTTGGGGAAGACGCTTTGTCTGAATGCGGTAGTTGTACCAAAAGTATCATCAGAGATAGGGATATTGTTGAGTATTTGCTTAATAAAATTGGTATGACGGAAGAAAAAGTTATTGAAGAAATGAAGTTAAATAAATCCGAATAACGGCAAACGGCAAAAGAAGGAGTTGGTTAAATGAAAGAAGCTATGATACATGCATCTTTTGAGCTTTGGGCCGAGTGCCCTCATTGTAAGGATAATGTTGATATACTTGATTGTCCTCACAATGATCAAGATGGAGAGTTGTTGAGTCCGTTAACTAATAACAAGTGGGGTAAAATGGAAGGCGTTGAAGTCGAGTGTCCTGAGTGCAAGAAGATGTTTAAAATTAAAGAAGTTGTTTATTAAACCCGAATAACGGCAAAGGCAAAAGAAGGAGTTAGTTAAATGAAGCTAAAAGATTACGTTGAAAATTTAAATAAGCTGCTCAAAGAAAGACCTGAAATGGCTGAGTATTTAGTTGTAACAAGCAAAGACGATGAAGGTAATGAATTCAATGAGGTGTGTTTTGATCCTACCGTTGGGTGTTATTATGAGGATGGAAAAGAGTTTATAGAAGAGTATCCATTTGTGGATAGTAAACCTAACGCTGTGTGTGTTAATTAACCGCCAAACGGCAAAAGGAGTGATAAGGTGATGTTGCAACATAAAAAAAGAGGCCAGATAAATCCAACCTCTTTCCAACCGACCTAAGAACGAGCAAAAAAAAGAAGCTAAGGTGCTGGAGGTGGAGTGTAACCTACCAACGTCCTAGTTGTAATATTACCAGCGGTAACGGTATTAATTTCTATTGTTTGATCTGATCCATTCTGTCTGTGGAATATAGTATTTCCTGTAGCCGTGTTGAGAGTAAATTTTCCAGAAAAGACCGATAACCCAATATTTAGAAAATCTTCAAAGGTAAGGGTGTCAACGGTCAGCTCATTCATAGCTTCTTGTATCACTGTTTTGTTTGCGGTGGTATTTGCTAAAGTTCCAACATCATCAACCGTTTTTGCCGTAGCAGAATCTGCATTATCAAAGAACTGACTTACATTACCTGCAACACGTCCTTGAGATGATTCTGTGATAAGTGATCCCCTGATAGCATCAAGGTTAACAGGGGGATTAGCAACAACCCTGTATCCATCATTTGCCTGAACAGTGAAACCAAGAGGTTCAGCAATAGTTATTTGCCGTGTCCCCTGGTCCCAGTCAGTTATATAAGTTCCAGAAGAGTTTGATGGGAATGTGGCACTTCTAGCAACAAGAAATCCTCCTACAAACACATCATCTTGGTTTGGCCCATCATCAAGAATAAAGGTTGTTTGATTTGTAACGGATACAATGTCACCATGTTGTAAATCAAGACCGTTCCAAATATCCCTTCCGTGCAATGCCGCTAAGTAAGCTTCAGTCTCTACAGCTATTTCTTGAGCAGACGGCACAGATCCAGTGTCAGCCTCATATATTGCTTGTCCAAGGTCTATTGAGAATAAATCATTGTTTTGGTTCGTAGTTGTTTGGAATTGAACTCTCACATCACCATTTGAATCAGTGTAGTCAGCATCTAGGCTAGTAAATATAAATGGGTCATAATTAGTACCAGTACTTGTTATAGTTCTGACTATTACAAATCCAGCAGTGTTGTAATTATAGAGCAAGATATTCATTTGCCGATTACCCCCAGATTGATACCTCATAAAAAACTCTAAGTTCTTCATAGGGTTTCCGACACCGCCATTGATATTGTATTGTAGTTCACTAAGAATTCCTGTTCCGGTATCCGTTGTTCCCCAATAAAGGCCGTTAGCGGCATGAGTGTTAGTATGAACACCATTCTCAGTTCCAGTTGTTACAAGTCTTCCTGTGCTAAATGTCTCAACAGGACCAACAATAATACTTGATCCAACATTATCAACAGTTTTGGTTGTAAGGGAGTCGTTGTTATCCCAAAAAGTACTATTATTGGTAGCTATTCTCCCAGCAGTTGACTCTGTAATATTAGTGCCTAAGTATTGAGTGACATTGGTTTGTTGCAAATTTGTTGTGAATTTACTATTGTATTGGTTTGCAACTTCTACAGTAAAGGAGTCATAAACGGCTAAAGCTCCAGCAACATTAACGTTAATATCAAGACTACCAAGAGTGTCAACATTTCCAGTTGCAAGGGTGCATAAGTAATAACCATTCTCTCCATGCACAGTAGAAGAGCTTGTGGCAGCAACAAAAGTACCACCATTTTTAGATATCCTCACATCTGTAGCATTAATCGTAAGCCCTGTCTCTGCAGTCTTAAAATCAGTATCATCTACAAATGGGCCAAGCACTATTGTCACCGATGTGCTTTCTAGTAAAGGGTATCCCATTTACCGCCTCCTATTATACATTCTATAAAAATATTCATTACCTGCTATTACCGGTGGTGGATTCTTATCATATTCTACTATCTCACTAATCACACGGGAAGTAACTCCACCAGTAAACTTCTGTAATGTGTGAGAGGTTGTGCTATTGATTGTTGCCGTAAACCCAAAGTCTTGAAAATTATTTGGAGTTGCGGGTATGTTTGTTGGTACAAAATAAAGATTTGGAACCGCTAAGTTGATAAAAGTATCAGCCAAAACATACGCATCACCTACAATCACAGAAAAAGGTGAGATAGAAGATGTTGAATCTGTTCTTTGCACCTTATTTTGAGGCCTATGTATTAATTGAGTTGTGAAAAAATGGTCATCTGCAAAATAACTATAAATATTCAAATTAGTATTTGAGGTTATGTTTGCTCCCTTTAACTCATCAGCATCAATACCAGGACTAACAGGGCCACTGTTCCTCATAGATTGCAAAGTAAACGTTTCTTCTTTTACAATACCATCACTCGTTATATCAACATTAAAACTTGTTCCTGTTGCTGTTCCTGAGTGGGTATGCACCGTTTGAGCAGTATCATGACAAGCTTGCCACACATAAGATATTGTACCACTTGCCACATTACCAGTTATTAACAAATTTGTATTACTTGATATCTCGTGAGTAACCATAAGGTCTTCTATAAAAGAACCAATAATTGTGCCTCTAGTGCTAACTCTAGAGTATCTATTAGCCTGAGTCCTATTTGTTATTGCTATGTTAGTAGGATTCGAAGAAAGAGTACCAGTGCCTCGATCACACACAAAAGGATCAGCGGCCGTTCTCTCCATTACCTCAAACTCAATAACAATAGCACCTGTACTTGCACCTCGATCAATCTTTATTTGAGTAGTACTAATCAGTTCAATAGTCACAAAGTAATTTTCTGCCCCAGTTATACTCTGTGCACCTCTCACCGTCCAATCAACCTCAGCTTTTGTAATATCAAGCAAAGTTGTACCTAAATTAACGGTAGCAGATAGTATCGTACCAACCATAGTGTAAGTGTTCTCTTGTTTGCTTTGAAGTCCCATTATATCGCCTTAAAATAAACTTGTATTCTTAGTTGATTTTTAACTCTAAACTCTTCATTTTTACTAGTTCTTATATTACTAGATGGAAACGTGTAATATCCAAAATGAGCTGGTTTAAATTGAAAAGTTGCAACTCCATTGGTAAATGTTACCTCAGAAGGGATAACCTTACCTGTAGTATTAAGAATATCAAAAATTTCCGTATCATTACATTTTGTATCAACAGTACCATCTGAGTTATAAATAGTTATTGTGACAAAAATAGGATCAAAAGTTCCATCTTCATATCTTCTAACTCTATCTCCTGGCGCATCTGTAACAATTCCAACACTTTGTTTTGACTCTTCTATGGTAAAATCAAGTGCTGTAACAACTCCATCAACAATAGTGCCCTCAAATTCTTCGTAACGATGAAGACGAGCTCTAACCGCATCATCGGTTGTTCTAAAAATAAGGTAATCAGTGGTAGCTCCACCAAACTCAGCAACAGATGCAGCAAGAATTCTAGTATCACCTGGAGTATTACCAACGGCATAATCCACAGCTTGATGACACTTACGTGCTCCTGTTGTCTTATCTACCGTAACATACATCTCTTTTGCCATTACTCACTCTCCTTTATTCTTACCATATCTGACATATTAAATCGAGCTTCTGCTCTTACTGCTATTCTATATTGTGCCTTTAGAAAATCTACTTTTCTTTTGTCACTCATTTGTTCAAATTGTGGTGTCCGCTCAACCCCGTCTTGAACAAAACGGTGTACAGCCTTAACATAATCATCGTAGACACTTTTTACAATCTTATATTTCATTGGACCAAAGTTTTTTGTTCGAGGGATGAACGGTCTGAAGTCCAAATTTTTAGACATCTGTATTACTTCAGGCTTTCCTCTCTCTGCAAGAAATGGTTTCGTCCCATAATTAATCAAGTTTCTATATGATGCTCCAAAGAACATCTTAACTGCAGCATCAATTATTTTATTTGTGCCACCAATAATCTTATCCCAATCACCAGTTTCCCACCCTTTATTATACAACCCTTCAGATATATTCAATCCTCCAGTAGTAAATCCTTCTAGGATACTAGTCAACAAATTCCCTTGTGCCATTCTGGAGAGAAAATTTTTGAAATTTCCTGTCTCTATAGCTCTTATAAGATCTTGGATAGTACTTGTTGCTAAGCCTGAGAAGTATAATGGAGCTAAGAAGTATTTTAATGCTCTTCCACCTCTTTCTCCCCAAGTAGCCGTTTTCCCAAAAAGCTTATCTCTCAACTCATCAACACCTACCATTGCAATAGTTGCTGAAAGATTCAACCAAAAAACATCTTGAGCAAATCTTACCCATGCTTTTTTACTTCCTGGGTTTCTTCGCAATCTTCCAGCAGCAGTAACATAGGTATTTAACAACTGATTTGTCACAGAGGTAAAAGACACAAAAGAACGAGTCAGAAGATTTCTTGATCTACCAAGTTCACTTCTGTGCTCTCTTGAATACATTGGTTGTGTTTCTCTTATAATAAATTCCGCACGATCTGCTATTTTTTCCCATTTAGCATCTCCAGTAAGGTCTGGGTTTTTCTCCTCAATCTCGGCTTTAGCGGTATTAAATATCCTTACCATAACTTGCTTATCAGCTGCACCAATAAGAAACGTTTGTTTTTCTAACACATCCTTAGCACCATACTCTGATAGCGTTTTTGGCTGGCTAAAAAAACGTGCAGCCTCATTCTGACTTGCTTTATCTCCAAGCTCTGCATTAACAGTACCAGTAGTTATACGCTGATGAGTTTGAGGAGAAAACTCTTCTATTTTCTTGAGCATTTCATTATACGCTTCAGTTCCAGGAACAATACCTAGTCCTTTAAGCATATTCTTAGCAGAAACTCCAGTTGTACCCATGGTTAGGTATGAAGGAATTTGTCTCGCAACAACCGTAAGGTTTAACCCTAAAACGGCTTGAGCGGCATTCCCATATACTCTTTTTGCTATAGTTTCAAAAGCATCACCTCTAACAGCGAGATTACCCTCGATATCATTTAAGTATCTATGTATTGCATCAAGTTCTCTTCCTATGCCATATTTGCTAGCTTGCTCATTTTTTAAATCATTAACTAATCTACGAGACACTCTTAATGGTTTCGCATACGCCATGTAACCAGCGGTTAACTTTATTGAGTCATAGAATGTTTTAAAAGCATCTTCTATAATCACAGTACCACGAGCGTTCTCTTGTCTTCCTTTTAAACTACTAGTATTCTCTAAACTAGTAACAATGTTTTCACCGATACCCCCTGTTTCGCCAGTACCATTCAAAAGAAAATCACGGTATAGATCTCTTCTATGTAATGGGAAGTAATCTTCAACAAGTCCCATCTCATAACCTTGCAACTCTTTGGATGTTTTAAGCAAAGCGTCACGAGCTTTAGTGTTGAGAATATTATGGAAAAACTTCGCTATTTTTTTTTCAGAAGGAGTTGCACTTTTAACAATCGCATCAAAATCTTCAACTGTTAATTTATTCAATTTTCCATCAATATTAGTGTCAAATTTAACACCATCTTTGAGGATACTATTATAATTGTGCTCATTTTTGTTGTGAAGAAGAAATGATATCCTATGTGCAGGGGTCATTCTAATAGATTTACCGCTAGGAAGATTTATTTCTACACCCATATTTTTCAGTGCTTTTATTCTTTTCTTATCACCTTCATAATAAATGCTTGACATGTTTTTTAAAAGGCTATGACTAAGGCCAACCTCTTCAGCGAAACTTTTGTCTACACCCTGCATAAAACGGAGGAATTCGGTCAATGCATTATCAATATTGCCCGTTACCGCCCTCTCTAAAATACTATTTTCTGTGTTTGATATCCGTTGCTTTATAATTACATCTGGTCTTAACGCACGATTTCCAAACATAAAATCATTCACCTTACTAAGGGAATTTAATTGCTTGGCAATAGCTTTAGACGGAATTGCATCATCACTCTGCTCAATCTCTTTTTTACCCTGAGATATTTCCTCTACTACATTCTCTTTAAGCTCTTGATAATCACGTTTAACACCACTAACAAACTCTTTTTGTCTCTCTTTGAAAATATGAGACAGTTGCTTTATTAAATTTGACAGGCTTTTTATTTGGTTTGAATTGAGTTTGCTAAAGTTAATCTTATTGATAGCTTCAATTTCACTTGATATAGCTTTCACACTATCTTCAAGATCTTTAGGTACACCTTTTTTAACAGTTTTTAATAATCTTGAGAAGCTTTTTTCCATTTTAGAGTCAGAATCTGTCATATCAAAAGATGATATAATTTTATCAAGGAACTTCTTCTCCTCTATGGTGATCTCTTTAGGGATCTTCTTAATAGTTTTCTCAAGATCAGCCTTAGCCTCAATCATATCACGTTTTTCAATAAGATCCTTTAACTTCTGAACAGTTTTGTTCTTTGCTCCAAGGACACCCTTTGCCGTTTTCGGTCTCATTCTAAGGAGAAATGCCTTAAATTCATTAAGATCATTTTTATTATTGATGGCATAACGGGCATACTCTAATGCTGTTTTATGAAACTCCTCAATACGTACTTCACTATCTTTTAACTGTTGATTAATCTTCCTACGTAATTCTTTTAACTCTTCTTTATGCTTCTCTTTTAAAGCCTTAATATCTTCACGTTGTTTTTGTATTGTTTCTTTCTTCTCTACTTTTGCTTTCTCTTTTACTTCTGCCGTTTTAGCCTTTTCCTTAGCAACAGCTTCTTTCTTTTTGACTTTTTCTTTTTTGACCGCTGTTTCCCGTTTAGCACGTTCCTTTTCCCTGACTTCTTTTTTAGCCTCTTTGATAAACTCTTTGACTGTTTTACCTGGTTTATCTGTTGGTTTTTTCTCAACCTTTTTCTTAGCTATCTTTTCAGCTCTTTTCTTAGCACCTGAGACTCGATCTTTCAAACTATATGCTACAGCTGGACCTTGATATTTGATATGGAAGTCTGAGCTAATTTTAGATGGTGGAACTTTACGCATTTCCTTCGTAAGAACACGCATAAACTCATCAGCATCCTTAGCTTCAACCCATCCTTTTTGAATTAACCAATCTTTGAATAGATTCCAAAGTTTAGCCCCAATAGATTGCTCATCTCTATTAAGCATATAATCATGCATTTCATGAGCCATCCACTCAGTAAAAACAATATCATCGGCCGCTTTTTGCCCATGTGTAGCCCTTGTTTTATCAATAAGAGTTTTGTATCTACTTCTTAACTCATTAACTCTTGGTAGTGCTTCATTAGACTTAAATAACCTAAGAGCCTCTTTGTAAAGTTTTGAATTGTTATTAATAACATTAGCAACACCTGCATGACCCATAACCTCGTGATACAATGTTTCTACTAACTCATCCACAGTAGAATCTTTATTAACACGAACTCGAAGTCTGCCATCTTCCATTTTTGTTATAGAGCCGTTGGCATTCTCTATCACTTCTCCGTCACTAAAAAAGTTATCAACTCTTTCAACATAGATGTCTTTTAAAAGCTCTGAAGGTATAAAATACTCAAGGTCTCTTCCAGCTCTTTCTAACAATACTAATTCATCTTTTGTTGGTCTTACAATACCTTCTTTAGTAATGCTAAAAAACATATCTTCACCGGCGGCTTCTTCTAACTCTTCCTCTGTAAAGCTATCTTTTTTGTGATCATCTCCAAAATAAAAATCTATCTGCTTTATTAAGCTGTCTGTTTGATCATATCCAACACCATCGATCGCCTTAACAAAGAGCCTTCTTATATCTGACTCAATCTCTCCACCAGTTTCTTTATTAACAACATTTGAAATAGCAGAATCGATATCTTTCTGAGAGTAATCTTTATCAAAAGACTGGTTTACTCCACGAGTTATTAACTCACTGTCTAATTCAGATGATTTTAAAACATCAACAATTCCATCATCAAGGATAACGGTCTCTTTAGAAAGTCCTGCTTTAGTTAAGCCTTCTCGACTTTCTATATATTTATCTTCCCTTTTTACAGTGTTCTTAGCAGAAGCAATTTCTCTTTCTTCTTTAGTATCTCTTGATATCTTGTTTTGCTCTTTTGTTAGTTTACCAAAAAAAGACTTTAAATCAACACGGCTTTTGTCATCAATGATAATATAACCTGTTTCATCAACAAAGCCTTCTTTGATAGTAGTATTAATATCACCTTTTAGCTTCTTTATCAACAAAGATTTCTCTTTATTACTTAAGTCTTTGTAATCAGAACTTAATGACAATCCTAAATTTTTTGACTCATCAACATAATCCCATGGATTATCAACCTTAGCCCTACCTTTTTCAACAGGGGTATCTTGCTCTATTTCCTTAAACAATTGCTCTACTTCAGGACTTGAAGCTTTCTCAGACTCAGGCTCCACAACTTCTTCAGGAACAACTTCTTCAGGAACAACTTCTTCAGGAACAACTTCTTCAGGAACAACTTCTTCAACAATGGGCTCTACGGCCTCTTCTATAGGAGGAGCAATATCCTCTACTACCGTATCTTCCCTTGTGGGAGCAATTACGTCCTCTTGGCTAATTTCTTCAACAGGAGCTGTATCTTCTTGGATATCTCTAGAGTCTAACTCTTCTATTAAAGTTATAAGGTTGTTTGCTTCTTTTCTAGTTATTTTTTCTCCAGTAATTTCTCTCCAGTGCTTAATGATAACCAAGTAGTTAGTAATTTTATCACCATTAGAGATAATACCATCTTTAAGAGCATTAAGATTGTTACGCACTTGCTCTTCTTCTATAATTTCAGCAGGCCTCTTATCCTCAAGCATGAGTGGCATCTCTTCACGAAGAGTTTTAAGCCGATTAGAGGCTTCTTCTGCCTTCTTTATTGCTTCATTGTACTGAGCGTCAAAACGTTTTAATCTTGCATCTCTAAGCTCTTTATTGATACCCTCTTGTTCTCTTCTCGCTTGAATCACCTTCATCACTTCTGCTTTTTCTTTAGCAGTCTCAAAGGTGAGCGGTACATTGAACTTTTCTTTCCAGTATTTTTGTATTTCAGCAGGAGTAACTTTTTTATCAGCTTCAATTTCATGAGCGTAAGAAAGGTTTCTTCCAGCATCAACCATATCTCTAAGAGTCATATTCTCATTGATACGATTTTGTAATTCAGGGTCTTCGGCAAGTACCTGTGCTATATTCTCAGGAGTATATTCAAGATCTTGCTCTCCTAGTGCATCTTGTATTGATCTATTAACTCTTGGGGATATTATTCTTCGAGCTTTACCAAGACTTAATCCAGTAAGACCAGATATTGCCGTTAATGCCGCCATGTGTGGAGCTGTCTCTATCATCTCTGTTTTGAGACCTTCCCAACCATCGAGAAGTATATCCCCAACATCTTTTTCACTTAACCCAGCATCGGCAACATTTGTTTCTTTTGCTATTGTGGTTATAGCTTTTTGAACACCCTCTTGGCTAGTTTGAACAGCAAAGTTAGATGCTAATTTTTGAGCCGCCTTAACTCCACGTTTTTTGATAAACTTTTGAACACCTTCTTTAAGGAGGTTCTTAAACCTATCTTTCCCAAATGTACTAACTAAATCTTTAAATCTTCCAACTTGAAGTTGTTCTACCAAACCACTAGCAATACCAAAGAGAATAGCATTTCCTGCAGCATCTTCCGGAGCAACACCTTCTCTAACAGACTCTTCAAATATCCCACCAGCTTCAGCACTCATCCAATCAGGAGCCATTACCGTAGGAGCGAGCATAGTTCCAACTCCAGGAACAGCACCAGCAACAGCACCTTTAGCCATGGTTTTTGACATTGGACCAATAATCTTAGCTACTTCTTTAGCGAAATTAACAGCTTTACCGTGATCTATTGAGTTATCATCTATTTCACGTTTAACAATTTCAAACTGTTTGGCTAGTTTTGCCGCTCTTTGCGGATTTGTTGCAGCAGCCCAACCAATCATTGAAGAGATATCGTGTTCTAAAGTTCCTTCAAAAAATCCCTTTAAAATCTCTTCATCGGCTTTACCACTACTAGGAAGTTTATTTACTACAAAGTTTAATCTATCGTATATATTATGAATTTGTTCATCAGTAGAGTATAGGCTTTCTGCAACCTTATTCCAATGTTTCTTTTCCATGCCTCTACGGAATTGCTCACTACGCATTATGTAACTTCTAACACTATCAAGATCAGCCTTTACTTCAGCTTCATCTTTACCCATTTTAATAAGAGCATCTTCTACAGGTTGAAGAGATTGCTTTGTTGGGACTGTCCCCATAAACTCAAAATCATCATGGCTAAATACATTATTACTTATCTTACCGATTGCCGTTAAAATATCTTTACCACGAGTGTTTTCAGCTTTTACAGCTTCTCTGTATTGAGGGTCTCCTTCTGATATACCACTTGCTGTTGGTATTGAAACCTTTTCTCCAAGGCTAAATCCACCAGCTTTTATGTCCGCTAATCCCGATCCTATCTGACTTAATAATGTAGATTCGTCCTTTGAGGGGGTAACGGCTTCAGGTTCAAATTCTAACGGTTCTTGTATTTCAACTTCAGGATCAGCCTGTGGAGCAAAGATATCTCCTCTTTCAGCAATAGTCTCTAATTCAGATGGAATCTCTTGACGTTCAAACTCAGCTTCTTCTTCAGCAGCCTTTAAAAACTCTTGAGATTCCAACCTTTCTTGAGTAGGATAAGCCTCATCTATTCCTTTGAATAAATCATTTATATCTAATGGATCTACTTCAGCATCAAACTCTTTTGTAGCTTCTATTCCTTTAAAAAGATCATCTATTGCAGACACTATTAACCTCTTCCAGCTTTTAATTCTTCCACTAATTTAGACTTAAGTTCTGATATTAACTCAGGGAATCTATCTTTGTACTTCTCAAGTCTTATAAGAATATCCTTTTTGCCTTCAATCCCCTCATTGTCCCATGTTCGTCTAATATTACTTTCTTGACTTGATTTTGCTGTAGTAGCAGGAGCAGGTTTACCAGTCAATGCTTGAGCAGTAGGAGTTGCATTAGTTTCTACCACAGGAACCTCTATAGATGGGGTTTCTAGTTCAACTTCGGGTTTTTTTAATGACTGTAAGTGCTCAAGGTATCCTCTTACTTTTGGGACATAATCAAGAGTTTCTTTTCTAGTCTTCCATGTGTCATTATTAACTCTTACATCTCCAGCATTGTAAGCAGCAACAACAGACTCTAGACCTTTTTTCTTCCCATAAACTCTAAGCCACCGTTTTAAAAGTCTTCCTGCAACATCAATATTTGTAGCTGGGTCTTTCCATTTGTTTTTAGGGATTTTAAAGTGTTTAAGATTATCTGGCATAATCTGCATTAGACCCTGAGCTTTGCTAGATTCATTTTCAGCGTTAGGGTTTCCTTTGCTCTCTTGAGCCATTATAGCTACAATTAAATCTTCTGGAACCCCATGTTTATCAGAAACATCTTTTATTAGATCACCATAATTATTTTTAATCTCGTCTAAAACATTTTGGAGTTCTTTGGAAGCGACTTTGCTTTCAAGAGTCCAATTAGTAGGGTAATCACCTACCTGAGTAGAAGCAGTAATCTCTCTTTTAGGTTCATCTGGTCCAAACTCAGATCCCTCTGGTAAAACATCCATAAATGATTGCTGTCTAGCTTCTTTGCCTTGAACAAGAGTCTCTTTTCTTTTTTCAAGACCACCCATTCTTCTTACAGCTTCATCGTATTGGCTTTCTGAGACAGGTTGTAGCGTTTTAGGATCAACATAATCTGTTGCACCTTCAAATGCTTCAATAATGGTTTGGACTTTATTTATACTAGCATCAACCTTGGCTAACTCAGTATCAGCTTTTTCTTCTGCGGTTCTAAGCTTATTAAGCTCAGTTGCAAGGAATTCACTATCCTTGCCGCCTTTTCCTTTTAATCCAGCTTTTATCTTGTCTATATCAGCAAGAAACTTACTCTTTCTAACTTTCTCAGTTGCAATCTTAGCTTTAGTAAGCTCATCAACTGGTTTTTGTCCTTCAGGAAGTCCAGCATATAATGGTGTGTCTTTAAGCTTTCGCATACTAAGTTCAGGATAATTTTTAGCCATGAATTGAGCAAGCCCTTGTTTGGACTCAGCCGTTGTAGCACCTTCTGTAGAAAACTTCTTTATCATGTTAATAAGTTCTGTAGAAGCACTGTAATCCTTCTCTATCTTAGACTTTGCTTCCATAGCTTGCTCATTAGACAACTCAGGAGCACTCTCATATATTTGGTAAGATCTATTTAACTTCTCAGCAAGCCTCACATAATCGTCTTTAATATTATCAGGAAGAGTTTCTATTTTTTGCATCAAGTCTTCAGAAAGTATTTTGCCAACATCAGCAATTTGCTTAGGATTTTGCTTCATTTGGTTTTGTATTTCTTCTTGCCTTTTAAGCTGAAACTCTTGATTTTGAATACCAAGCTCACCTGCACGTTCTTGTTGAGCCCCAAGTCTTTGCTGTTGAGCCTGTTGTTGCTCTTGCTGTCTTAATTGTGGTATTTGAGATATTAACCCACCAACTTGTTGCCCAGCCTGTGCTATTGTTGAACCAAGATTAGAAACGCCACGAAATGGATCATATCCAAAAAACGCCATTATTATCTCCCACTTAACATATTTGCTAATTGATTTCTCATAACATGACTTTGATTTATCATACCAAGAGTATCATTAATTTGTTGCCTGTTTGCTTGAAATGATTGCTGTTGTTGTCTAAATTGGCGTTCTTCAGCCATCCCAGATCTTTGCAAGTCTATTTGTTGCTCTTGCAACGCATTCTGTTGTTGTTGTGATATTTGTTTTCGTTTAATATCAAGTTCATGCATTCTTTGTTGCAATTCCGCAAGCCTTTTTGATTCAGCCTGAGCCTCACGAACTTCTTTTCTACGAATCCCTCCACCTATAATACTACTTAATAAGCTTATTCCACCACCAATTAAGCTTGCCGCTATTAATGACATATTTTACTCCTTATTCAAATGGGATTTCAACACCTGAAGTGTTAACCTCAGAACCTCCACCCTCAGTATTAACCTCTAAAGAATCTCCAGCAATGTCACCATCTGGAATTGTCTTTGTTTTTTTCTTAGGGGTAGAAGTACTCTTTTGTGTTTGTACTCCGCTACCACCCTTACCTCTCATATATTCTTTGTAAGCAGGGTGATCTTTTGACATTCCTGCTGGAAGTTCTATATCACCATCAGAATCTTCAAGGCTTCTTAGATGATTAACCTGAATATTAAGTATTTCATTTGCTTGTTCTTCTCTACCACTGTTTATATAGTATTTATAAAGAGAGTTATTAACAGCAGAAAATGGCACAGTTGGCATCATACGAGCAGGAATCTTTTCTCCATTTACAATTCTAAATAGTTTACCACTTTGCTCAAAAACATCACCTTCTACTTTAGAACCTAAGTACTCTTCGTAATCGCCTTTAAGTCCGATCCACCCGTTTTTCTTAAACTGTTTATTATAGTTCTTATCTGGGTTGTTAACAATGAAACTATCTGCTTCTTCCTCTGTTTTAAAATTACCAACCTGGTTACCATTAGCATCAGTAACAATAAACGAATTGCTTATCTCAAGACCTTGTGGATTCATTAGTGTCCAATTAACAACAGACATAGCCTGATTTGCTTGATCTTGGGTTATAACGCCCTGAGTAACAAGATCTGCATACATTGTTTGAGCTTGAACAATAGGATTAGTGTTCATTATCATAGGAGTCATCATACCCCTTAGTTCTTCTTCACTAAGCCCGTATTGCTCCATCACGCCTTGTTGTTTAGCGAGATTTATACTATCTTCTACACCTTGCCCAAGAGCGACAATATCAGCAACAGCACTGAGAGATTTCTTAGTTTTAAGCATTTGTAGGTCAATAGGAGTTCCATAAATCTCAGTAAGTATATCTTCAGCTCGATCAAGATTTTCTAATCCACCTTGTTCTATAAGATTATTAGCAAGAGTCTCTTTTTGTTTTATTTCAAATTGAGTTCTTAACATTCCTTGTTGAACAGCTTGGTTCGTTGCATCAATTGCTGCTTGAGACTCTAATTGTGTAAGTTGGTTCATCAAGTTTCCACGTTCCATACTTTGAGAACGTTCTCTTTCCTGTTGCAATAACCTAGAAGTTTCAGGGGTTAAACCTTGCTGTAACTCTTGTTGTTGCACTGCGGCCGTAGAAGCTCCCTGAGATGCTGTCAATTCACCCATTAAAGTGTTCTTCATTCTATCAAACAACTGACTATTTCCACCAGCTATTTTATGAAGATCAAGCAACCTTTTGTCCCACTGTTTTTTGAAATCACCTACTGTTTGAGGTTGATCAGCCGTCCCTTCCATAACACCTTGCATTGATTGAAGTGTTAAAGGTTGCTTCTCAGGTTTCTCTGCCGTTAGCTCACCTTGTTGCTGTTGAGGTTGCTGTACCTGCTGTTGTGGTATTTGAGCCGGCTGTTGAGGTGGTTGTTGTTGAACTTGCTGTGGTATTTGAACTTGTTGTCCAGTTTGACCATGACGGGTTAATCCAAGTGACTCTTGAGTAGTAGTAGGGCTTTGCACAGCTTGTGTTTGAGCTTGAGGAGCTTGTTGTGCTAACTGGCTAATTGGTTGAAACTGCTGTTGAGGTAACCCTAATGCATTTTGCTGTTGTGGTATTTGAGCCGGCTGTTGAGGTGGGATAACGCCACCTTCTTGGTATGACGGTATATTTCCACCAGCCATGTAGTTTTGGATTATACCACCATTCCTAAAGCCGTTCTGCCCATTCTCCATGCTCATAGCTTGCATTTGCTGAGATTCGGTGTTTAACGGCATCATTCCACGTCTTACATCTTTATGAGGGGTAACCGTCTTCCCACCATTGGCGTTATTATTAATAATCTCACCTTCATGTATAACAGCAGGTCTTCCACTTGAAAAATCTAACAAAGCAGGTTTATTAGGCTGAACAATATTATCAGGTCCAGCACCAGTGTACAATGAAGTTCTATTGCCATAAGGGGTATTTATACGGCTAACCTCAGTAATCTTGTCTCTATTCTTGTTATTCCTATCAAGTATATTCCAAAAATAATCGCCTCTAGCCATCATGACTCCAATTGTATCTTTTTATTGCCTTGCGATGTTCTAACTATTATAGAGTTAACATCTCTTTTAACATATTCTATATATCTATTATTTTCAAGTTCTTTAATACGAGCCTCTTGATTATTTATAATATTCCATAAATTTGTCGTATTTTGATTCATTTTTCTAATAATCTCAGAAAGATCATCTGTTTCTCTAAGAGTCCGTATTGGGCTTTTTATTGTTATTAATTTTTCAGCCATTAAAACCAACTCGGGCATATTGAGTTTGCATTGTTTTCTTTAACATCATCAAATATATATTGTAACGTCTCTGTACTGTTTATTGTAGCATTAGATTCAAATCCTCGCATATCAAAATAACTATCTCCATCGATAAATTCAATACTACTTATAGGACTTAAAGAATCAGATACGATGTTTAAGAAGTACCACGTTCTTGTTGATAGGTCATTTGGGTCATCAGGATTTATTCTTGCCTCTAAAGAATCTACGACATCTACTGTTGGTGGCACAGCTTGAGAGAATGTTGGGCCGTTTTGGTTTGTACTCCAAATTGTAATAAAATACAAAGGGAAACCAAGAAGAGTTGAAAGGTTTAAGTTTAAATTACTTGGGTTGATAACTGTAAAGGCACTAGCATTATAATTATCAGGACCAGCTGAAGCTAAATAATCACTACTATCTCCATAGGCAACCATATTATTATCTTTAAGTAAATTCGTTGATCTTGTGAGCCATGACCCTAAATCATTATCAGCATTAAACTGATATGTTTTTTCTGTCATTTGGGGTTGAGATGGCCATCTTGCATGATCATAATTTGTGAGATAAACCTCAGATCTCGTAAATCTATACTCAGAGGTTGTTGTCTCTATTGCTATTTGAAGTATATT